TTGGTTAAGAAATGTTAATATATATGATATTTATAATAAACACATAGGTTAACAGGAGGATATACTAAATGAGTAAGACTAGAAGTTCTCAAAACAAAAAGGTTTCAATCTCACAACTAAATAATCACATAATACATAATAAACGACAGGCATTAAAGGACTTAATGAAATTAAATTTTGATGAAATACAATTTAAGAATCCAGCACAAAAAAGATTCTACAATACCATCTCTAAAAAAGATGTAACATTTTGTATAGGTCCGGCCGGTGTCGGTAAAACATATTTATCAGTTCATGCAGCTTTAAGAGAGTTAGGTAATAAGGATTCTAAAATAGACGGAATCGTTATTGTTAAACCTCTTGTAGAAGCAGCTGGTGAAAAGATAGGTTTCTTACCAGGTGATGTAGAAGAAAAGACAGCACCATTTATGATGTCGTTCTATTATAATATGGAACTGATTATTGGTAAACAAAGATTACAAATGTTAAAAGAGGGTGGTATCATTCAGGTAATACCAATGGCATATATGAGAGGTGTTACTCTATCTGATAAGTTTGTAATTCTCGATGAAGCTCAAAACGCAACACCAGAACAAATCAAAATGTTCGTAACAAGAATCGGGGAAAACAGTAAATACATTATCTCTGGTGATTTAGAACAGTCCGATATCAAGAAACACCAAAGTGGATTAGAAGATGCAGTAAAACGATTTGCTGGAGTTCAGGGTGTTGGTTTAGCACAATTTAAAGAAAAAGACATAGTAAGACACTCTCTAGTAAAAAGACTCCTTAAAAGATATCATGATGGATTTAATATCATAGATGATGTATCGGCTGAAAAAACAATATCTATGTGGATACAAGATCATACTGAAATAGAACCACAAACAGATGGATCTTATGATAGTCCTTACTATAAATTAAAACAATAAAATATAAAAAAACGCTTTGATTATATATCAAAGAAGTTGTATATTATATATAATAGACAATGGAGATAAAAGATGATAAAAATCAGTCACGCACTAACGGTAACTTTATTATCGTTAGCATTACTAACTGGTTATTTTAATAAGATGCTTGATAATACTCGTAATGAGTTATTTGCATTACAAGAAAAAGTACATCAAAATTCACAAGACACTTGGGGTGTTTTAGAATTTGATGTTACTGTAACGATGTATAACCCACACGCTAGTCAAACAGACTCAACTCCCAACCAAACAGCAGATGGAACAATAATAAATCCTAAAAGAGCTTCTGAATATAGATATGTAGCTCTATCAAGAGATTTGATTGCTAGATGGGGTGGTCCTTTTAATTATGGTGATTATGTTATGATTAAAGGAACTGTTGGATATGATGGGGTATATCAAGTTAAAGATACAATGAGTCCAAAGTTTATTAACAGAGTTGATATTCTACGGACTGGTGGGAGTAAATGGTTTAAGTTCGATAATGCAGTATTATATCGATACTTTAAATATGACCAAGTTACATTACATAAACATGAAAAACCTTAAAATAGGAGAATAGCGGGAATGAAAACGATGAGAAGTACAGACGGTAAACGAATATTTCGTACTACCGATGAGAAAGCGTCAGAGTTGTATCATAATGGGGATGCTAATTATGCACCTAAAGAAGAATGGAAGAAAGAGGTTCGTGATTTGAATAAACCAAAAGAAACAACAGAAAAGAAGGTAAAAACTAACAAACCTTCTAAAGCACAAAAAAGACATTATAGGAAAACATTATAAGTGATAAATAAATATATGGTTATAACAATGATATTATTTTTTCTGAATAATATCATCATTTGGTATCAACTAAATAGTCAATTGGTATGGGAATGGGCTAAAACTTCTAAAGCGATGTGGTTTTCAGCTTTAATGGGAATACCGATTAGTTTATTATTTTGGTATGCAACTAAAATAGGATATCAAGGATTTGGAGCTTTGTGGCCGGTTAGATTTATGGGATTTGCTACAAGTATGTTAACATTTCCAATAATGACTTATTTTTATTTGGGTGAAGCTATAAGTTTAAAAACCTTAATAACCTTATTATTAGCTGTAGTTATAATGATCTTACAATTAATCTGATCATTGATCAGTTGATCAACCGATCAATAATTATTATGATTATAAAGAAAACATTAGGATTATATTATAAAAAGGTTGTAAATTAATAAATAAATGAATTTGATAAATAATTTTTTTGAAGTAGTGGATGGTTTTAATTTTAAAACAGAGAAACAAAACTTTGTTGATAATTTAAATATGCTTAAAGTTATGTCTGTGCAAGAATCAACTCTTTATAAGAAATGGCAAGAATTTAATAAAGACGAATATAAGATGAGAACTAAAGCTTATAAATTTGATGTTATCAAAGAAAGACTTTGGAAACCAACTGATATCTTTAATTATGATTTAACTGTTTCAGAAATTGAAGCTTTAGATCCAATAGTTGAATTCACAGATGATGCTGAAACTTGGACTGTTGTTAGAAAACTAATTCATACAATGGATTGGAATGCTAATCCTGGTAGAAATCAAAAGTATTATGTTAGGGATAGAATTACAGGAAAAATACTTGGTTTGATATCATTAGGTTCAGATGTTACAACAATTAAAGTTAGAGATGATTATATTAAATGGACAAAAGATAATAAGTTTGTTGATCACAAATTAAATAATACAGCTATTGCTTCTACAATAGTATGTGTTCAACCTCTTGGGTTTAATATGTTAGGTGGTAAGTTAATAGCAGCTCTTACTACTTGTTCTGATGTAAGAAATCAATGGAAAAATGATTATGATGATATATTGGTGGGATTAACAACTACAAGTTTGTATGGTGCTCATTCTCAATATAATGGAATACCTCATTGGAAAACACTTGGTGAATCTGCTGGTAAGATTATGATTAAACCAGATGATTCAACTTATTTGGTTTGGAATAAGTGGTTAAAAGAAAATTATCCAGAAGAACATTTGAAAGCTATATCTGCTACAGGTCCTAAACAAAATGTTATAAATAGAATTTTTAAACATCTTGAATTAAAGGGTAAAGACTATGAACATGGTTTTAAGAGAGGCGTATTCTTTGCTAATATGTACGACAATGGTTTGGAATATCTACGAAATGAAATAGATGATAGTGATTTGGTTATGAAACAAAAATATACAGAAGATTATAATCGTATTAATACTTGGTGGAAAAAGAAAGCTATTAGAAGATACACAACATTATTTAATGACAATAGAATTAAACCTGAGATATTATTTTATGGTGATGTGGTAGATATGTCTTGGGAAGAATGTAAAGATAAATACATAAGTGAAGTCGGAAGATAAAAAAGCTTGACTTATATAACAAAATAGAGGTACATTGTATCAATGATTAAAACATCAGATAAATATAAACAAAAAATATTAATTATAAACAATAACAAAACACAGGAGTTAAAAATGAATAGTAATTCAGATAATTTTATGGAAACGGATGTTATGGAAGAACCAACGAAAGTTGTAACATCACCTTCAGAGAAAAAAACTAAACGTAAAGGAGTTATGGAAATATATAGAAATACAGGAAAATATGACAAATTAGTTCCAATTGGTTCTATAGAACAACATAGATTAAATGATATAGCTTATCCACCAAATGATAAGGAATTAGATGATTTGTATGTGTTAATAGAAAAAAGTGGATTGCTTGATCCTATTGAAGTTTCTGAAAAAGATAAGAAAGTTATATGGAGTGGTCATAGGAGATATAGAACTCTCATTAAAAAAGCTAAAGTTGCTGTAGTTCCTGTAAAATATGTACCTGTTCCTGAATTTGACAATGAGTTTGAAGAGTTAACTTATTTAACTGAAAGAAATGTTAGACGAACAGAATCATTTATTGATAAATATAATTATTTAAAATATTATTTTGATAATTTTAAAAAACGATATAAAGTAGAACTTTCATCAGAACAGAAAGAATATCAATGTAAAATTAAAGGAGTGAGTTTAGATTTATTTACAAAGGCTAGAAAGATAGAATACTGTGGAAGAAATGACTTATGGAAAAAAATAGTAGATGGAACTGCTGTTACCACAGTATATAAACAATTTATGGATGGAAGTAAACCCAAAGATAGAACTATGAACCGATCTATTATTACTTATTTTGATAAAAATAGAGAAATATTAATAGAAGCTTTAAGTGAAACTTCTATTTATATGAATTCTCTAGTTAATCAAGAAAGAAAAGATTTGGAAAAAAATGATGGTTCTACACACAATCCTTTTTTAAGTTTTCAACCAAATATAATTGGTGGTATGGTTCATGAAGACTTAACAAAGAATATTGCTGCTATTTTAAGAAGAAATGGTAAAGATGTTGAAGCTTTAAATGATGGGTTAGCGGATATAACTTCTTTAATAGAAAAGTGGGATCTTGAAACAAAAACTACTGTATTTGATGGAACAAGGTTATCATTTACAAGTTCTAAAGGATGGGGTGCTTACTATGTATTATTAGGATACACATATGAGTTTGATAGATTCTTTTTAGCTCTTGTTAGAGTTCCACATAAATCTTGGACATTTGCTAGAGGTGGATTGTGTCTTTTATCTACTAAAGAATTACATAGAATATCTCAAAAAAGTCCCAAAGATTATATACAAATACTTGGTGGTATTGGAGAATCGAAGGGCAAGTATCATTGTTATTTGGATAATTTAAGATAATGAAATATCCAAATCATTTAAATTATTCTGACGATGATGTAGAATATAAATATAAATGTCTTGTCTATCCTAATATAACTTATCAAAAGGATTTTTCCAAAGATAGTTATTATATTATAATGTCAAGAATATTAGAACATCTTACAAAGTTAAGACCTGATATTTATTTTACAATATTAACTCCTGAAATTATGCCAGGATTTCAATATAAAAATACTGAACAAATAATATATGATCAACCAACTTATCCAAACACAATGAGGTGTCATTTTGATACTAAACGAATGTTGGAGATTATTAATTATAAAAAGAAAGATTGGGATTTCGTTTATACTTACTTACCTGAACATACACTTCAACTTAAAAATTTATTTTATAATAGGACTGATTGTAGACCAGTATTTTTTGGGTATAGTGCTTACATAGAAATACCAGAAACTACAAAGTATAGCATGAGTATGATGCGTAATCATTTGAATGGTATATTAGAAATGAATACTTGCGGTGTTAATTCCCAAGCAGTTAAGGATACTATTGTTGAAAATGCTAAAGGTTTTTTAGATAATGAACAAATTAAAACTTTAGAACAAATAATCCAACCTGTACCAAGAGGATGGGATAATATAGATGGGAAAAGAAAAAAACCATCTACTAGTATTAAAACAATCGTATTTAATCATAGACCAAATAGCTATAAAAGTTATGATTGGTTTTTGAGAAAAATGGATGAGTTGTGGGGACAAAGGAAAGATTTTAATGTGTGGGTGCCATTAGCCGATAAAAAAGATAGAGAATATATCTATAACGATAAATTTAATAGAGAGGGCTACTTTACAGAACTATCAAGATGTTGGGTAGGCGTATGTGGAAAGTCATATCATAGAGGGTGGACTAATTCAGCTTCTGATGGTATGAGTGTCGGTACGCCTTATTTGTTTTTAGATGTAGATTACTACCAACAATATGCTGATGCTGCTGGAATATATTTTGATACTGATACTGATTTTTTAACTAAGATTAATAAAATATTAGATGATGAAAATTATAGAAAAGAATATTCTGAAAAATCAAAAAAGATAGCATTAGAAAATACTTGGGATAAAACTATTCACTTATATAATGAACATTTTATTTTAGCAGAAAAAGAATTGAACATTATCAGAGAAGAAACGGATTCTTATAAGAAGATTATTAAATTTATAAAGAGTAGAAAATGTACCACCAAGGATGATTTGAAAACCCATCTTGGGTGGGGTGTAAGAATAGCATTTTCAGCTTATAGAAATAGATTAAGAAATGAAGATAAAATTATTTTAACTAAACAAGGTTATGAGGTAAATAGATGAAAAAATTAACAGCCGAACAAATAGAAATGAATTGGCAAACACTAATAGATATTATTGAAAAATACATTAGTGATGATAGAAAAGAAAATCTTTTGAAGATGTATGAAGATTTAAAAGATAGAATGATGTTTGCACCTGCAAGTGCTAAAGGTCATTATCATAATGCTATGCCCGGTGGATATATTGAACATATATTACATATTATTGATATGGCTAAAGATGTAAAAGACATATGGTATAATCATGATGCGAAAATAAACTTTACAGATGAAGAGTTGGTGTTTGCAGCTATGCATCACGATTTAGGTAAGGTTGGTGATTTGGATAACGAATATTATGTACCACAAACATCGGATTGGCATAGAACAAACCGCAATGAGATATATACACACAATCCAGATCTTCAGTATATGAAAGTACCTGATAGGGGACTGTGGTTACTTCAACATTATGGAGTTAAGGTTACGGATAAAGAATATATTGGAATTAAATTAACAGATGGTTTATATGATGAAGCAAACAAATCTTATCTTATAAATTACAATCCAGATTGGGCGCTTCGTTCTAATCTACCTTATATTTTACATCAAGCTGATATGATGGCTACTCATATAGAGGGTGATCAATGGAAGAGAAGTAATCAAACTTCTAATGGAGTTGTTACAAAAGCCCCAAAAACAAAAGACGAACAAAAACAAGTCGACAATTTAAAAGAAAAGTTTGACGAGCTTTTCGCATAGGAGATAAGTTATGTGGTGGTGGATATTAACGATATTATTCTTTTTATTTAGTGTGGGTGCATCTACATTATTATATTTTTCATTGAGAAGAATAAATCAATATGAAGGTTTTATTATAAAGGTTCAGAATATAATTGAATACGCAACAACTAAAATGAAACATGTTGATGCTAAAGGACATTATGAATCTGATGATGAGACTGGATTTTTCTTTCAACAATTAAAAGAGCTACAGGAGTTATTAAATGGAATGTTTGAGAACGAAGAAACAGAGGAGATTGGTAGTGCCGAAGAAAAAGAAAAATAAAAGAATGTATTTTGATATGGATGTTCAAGATGCTATTGTAAGATATAACGCATTAGACCCTGATGAAAACCAAGCAGAACGAAATAAAATATATGCAGAAGAAATACACTATGCTTTCGATAAACTTTGTGAGAATATAATTAATACATTTAAATTTGAATATTTTGATGATGTGTATGTGGATGTTAAACACGAAGTTTGCACTTTTCTTGTTATGAATATGCACAAGTACGACCACACAAAAGGTTCAAAGGCATTTAGTTACTTTTCAGTAGTAGCTAAAAATTATTTAATATTACATAATAATGCTAATTATAAAAAATATAAAACACATTATGATATATCAGCTTTATCAAATATCTCTACAAAAAATAATGAAAATGATTCGTTTTTGGACGATTTTATAGATGATTTGGTAAAGTATTTTGAACAAAATATATCCACAATATTTAAAAATAGTACTGATATAGATGTAGCATATGCTATTTTAGAATTATTTAAAAAAAGAGATGGCATAGAGAATTTTAATAAAAAGTCATTATACATTTTAATACGCGAAATGACGAATGTACAAACTTCACAGATAACAAGAGTTACAAATGTTTTTAAAAAATATTATAAAAAATTATTAATTAAATATGATAAATATGGCACTTTAAGTGACGAAAAAAATAAATTTTTTTAAGATTTATTAAAATAGTTTTATTTGAACCCCATTCTTTTTGAGTGGGGTTTTTTTATTTCATAGTAATTTTTTATAAATTTTATATTTATATATGAATAATTACATTCAAAATGCATTGGGAGATTTTAATAATGTCGGACAATAAGGAAATATTTGATGGTAAAACTTTTCAAGGTTTAACTAAAGATATTTATGAAAATACTATAAACAAAAAAAAGCAAATAGATTTATTAATATCTGAAATTCATGGTTTTATAACTACCATAGATGATGTTATTTTAGTAGCTCCAATTATAAAAGAATATATGGAAGTATCTGTAAAAAATGATGAACATCTTGTTAAATTAGCCGGAGTTCTTCAGAGAATTATAAGTAAATCACAGGGCGATTCTGATGAAACAATGCTATTATCAGATTCAGAAAAAGAAGAATTAATGGGAACTTTGCAAGGCGTAGTTAATGATTTACAAGAAGAAAGTGATAAAATTGATAATATAAAAGAAAAAACAATAAGTAATACGAGTAATTAATAATGGGTGAATTTTTAAGAGTAGATACTGGTCGAGAAAAGAATGAATTTGGGATGAAAAATATTTTCCCAAGAGACATTTATATAGAGTTTGTACCTGGACTTGTAATAGATGTAGTATTAAATAAAAATTCTTCAGCGTATGAAGACAATAATAGAAATATTAATAGTATAATAGCTATGAAACATTTTGGTACAAAAACTGAGCTAAAACAAATGGTTAGGACAAGATATTATCCATTATTAAGAGGAATAGTAGATGTTCCAATTAAAGGAGATCCAGTATTATTGTGTGATTTTGGTGGAGTCAATTATTATTTAGGACCTTTAAATTCTATTAATAGTCCGAACTTTAATATAGATACGTTAAATACTGGTTTTAATCCTAAAAATAATAATACTGCTGTTAAAACTAAATCTACTTTTAGAGAAAAGTTTAATATTCCAAAAAATTATTTAATAGCTACAGTTTCAAGATTACAAAAGGAATATAAACAAATCTTGGATGATCCAAAACAAATTAATAAAGGTGAGGACGGTAGTATATCAAAAATGGATACTCATGGTGATATGATTCTTGAAGGTAGATATGGGAATAGCTTGAGAATTGGTAGTAGAGGTCCATTCCCATTAATAGCGATTTCCAATGGTAGAAATGGTGGAGAAGTAGTCGAAAATATTTATGATGGTTCATTAATTAGTATTACTTCAGCTGGTAGTATTTTAGATCATTTTGAAACATTTCAATTAGCTTCTGATTCTGTGGAAGAAAATCCAAGACTTGTTGCTGGTGGCAATAATGCCGAAGAAACTCAAGCATTTAATTATAATTTTGGTAATGATGGGGAATTGCCAATACTGGGAAATCAAATATTGATTAATTCGGATAAAATTACTTTAAATGCTAGAAATAATAATATAACTTTATCTTCTTTTATTAATATGGATTTTGGAGCTGGAAATAATTTAACAATCAACACAAAAAATTATATGAGTATTGAATCTTCTAATATTTATTTAGGCAAACAGGCTCAAGAAAAAATTGAACCATTGGTTTTAGGTAATAAATTAAAAGAATTACTGGAAGAAATGGTAGGTATTATAGAAACATTAAAGGTTACTGCTTGTATAGCTGGATTATCTGGTCCAATAGATCCAACTACAATACAAAAAGTTACATCATTAAAAAATAAACTTGCTGCACCAGATTTTTGGAGTGAATACCATTTTATAGAAGAAAATGGACAAAAAACAACTGGACAGGAAGGACAAGAAGCCGAATAGGGAGGTCATATGAAGAAATCAGAGTTAAGAATGTTAATAAGAGAGATAGTTAGAGAAGAGGTAGCACTCACAGTAAAAGAGGTAATTAAAGAAATTGTTGGAGGTAAGACAGAACAAAAACTTAAACCAAAATCCAAACCAAAACAAAAACATTATTCTAAAAATAAAGTATTGAATGATGTATTAAATGAAACAGCTATAAGTGATAAAAGTAATGAGTGGGAAACATTGGGTGGTAGTACATACACAAGTGATAAGATAAATGAGGTTGTTGGTAGTTCTTATGCTGGTATGATGAATGGTAATCAAAAACCGGACGCTGATACAGTAGTTAAATCTATGGGTGGAGATCCTAATGTTGTTGGTGATACTCTTAAAAATGCATTGACAAGAGATTATAGTGATTTAATGAAAGCTATGGATAAGAAGAAGTAAAATGGGATTAACTAACGATATATATGAAGTAATGAAAACTAGTATGGAATCTGATACTCCATTGGATGATGTCCAAGATAATAATTTATATAATGTATCTGAAGGTATAGCTAATGCTGTTATTGATTTTTTAAAGAAACAAACTTTTACAATAACTGAAATGAAATCTATACTTGAAGTTGAAGAGATTTCTACTACCGGACCTATTCAAGCCGATGTATTGCCAACTGTAACTACAGCAGTTGGTGGAAATGTTGTACAGGGAAAGAATGGTGTTGTTGTACCAAGTATTTCTTTAAAAAAGTTTGGAGGTCAGGGAGGTGCTATGAAAGCGGTGGGATATGCATATGTAGGTAGAAACCCCGTAGATTCTGAAGAAAGCAATGAAGATTTAACAAAAGTTAAATTACTAGATGAAAATATAATAGGAAGATAGAATGGCTATAAAAGATACATATAAAAAACCATTTATAGAAGATAGAGATGATAGCGTATTTATAGGTATCGATTTACCCTTTAGAAAATCTGATGGTATTGAGGGGTGGTTTGCTTCGACAACTACAACTATTAAGGCTGTAAAAAATAATATAAGAAATTTGTTAAGTACTCATAAAGGAGAAAGATATCTACAGCCAAATATTGGTTTAAATTTAAGAACAGTTCAGTTCGAACAATTTACAGATGAGTTGAGGTTACAAATTGAAAATGATATATTAGATACGTTTGATTTCTGGCTACCATTTATTCAAGTAAAAGATTTAACTGTTCAAATGTCAACTACTACAGCCGGTAGTGTCAATAATAATAAGTTAATAATTAATGTAGTATTTAATATAACAAGAGATCCAAATACATTAGAATCTGTTCAAGTAGAAATATAGAAATAGGAGATTAGTAAATGCCTTATTCTGAAAAAGAATATCAAGTTAGTAATATAAATTATTTAAATAAAGATTTTTCTTCATTAAAATCTTCATTAATAGAATATGCTAAAACATATTTTCCGAATTCTTATAGAGATTTTAATGAAACATCTCCTGGAATGATGTTAATTGAAATGTCAGCTTATGTAGGTGATGTTCTTTCTTTTTATATAGATAACCAATATAAAGAAATGTTATTACCATTAGCTGAAGAACGAAGAAATGTAATTAATTTAGCAAATATGTTGGGATATAAAGTTAAACCGATAAGTCCTTCTTATGTTGATTTGGATATAAGTCAAACTGTGGATGCTGATAATACAAATGTTGATAATATAGTTCCAGAAGCTGTTGATTTTCAAGTTTTCGATAAGGGACTAAAAGTAAGTTCTACTACAGATTCAACTATAATTTTCGAAACTCTTGATATAGTTGATTTTACAATGAGCTCATCAGGAGATGCCGTACCTGTGGTTAGTGATACGGATGAAAATGGATTAGCTACAGAATTTACTTTAACAAGAAAAGTAAAAGCTGTAAGTGGAGAAACAAAAACTAAAACTTTTTCTATAGGTTCTCCTGAAAAATTTAAAAGAATAACTTTTCCTGAAACCAATATAATTGAAATTTTAAGTGTTAAAGATTCTAATAATAATAAATGGTATGAGGTTGAGTATTTAGCTCAAGATAAAGTTCCAGCTGAAGAACATTATATAGGTGATAGAACCAATGCTTATTATGATATAACAAATGTTAATGTAGAAACCATACCAGTGCCATATACTCTTGAATTTATAAAAGTACCAAAAAGATTCATTACAGAAATAAATGAAGACAACACAACATCCTTAGTATTTGGTAATGGTTTATTACATCAAGCAGCTAGCGGTTCTTTATCAGATGGATTTTTTCAAACAGAACAAGTTGGAATTATAATACCAGGAGAAACAGAAACTATAACTTCTGATATATCTCCAATATTGGGTACTGCTATGAGTTCATTAGGTGAATCTCCGAGCAACACAACATTAACAGTTGAATATAGAATTGGGGGTGGAATTGGTACAAATATACCAGCTGGAGATTTAACTACTTTATCATCAATAAGTAGATTAGCAAATGGTAATAGTGTAACCCCAACAATTACAAATTTAGAACCCGCTCGTGGTGGTGCTGATGCACAATCAGTTGAAGAAATAAAAAGAAAAACACAAGCTCATTTCATAACTCAAAAAAGATGTGTTACTAAAGAAGATTATGAAGCTAGAGTTCTTGCAATGCCAGCAAAATTTGGAAATATTGCAAAAGTTTCTGTTAATAGAGCTTCAGCTGAACAATTATTTGCTACTATAGCAGATGTAACTGAGGGTGTTGAAACTCAAAATCTTTATCAATGTGATTCATCTGCTGGTGCTAATTCCGTAGGTGATACTGCTTGGTTTGGAAGTTTAAGTTTATGTCAAGCTGGATGTTATAATGATGATGGTCCTGGAAGTTGTACTATTACTGATCAAGCTTTTGTAGATTTTGCTGAATTTCAACAATTATATGGAGGGGGTATGGATGTTAATCAACCAACAACAGCTGCTATTGAAATACATTTACTATCATATGATAACAATAAAAATTTGGTAGTACCTCCCGATTTATTACAGAACAATTTAAGAAACTATTTAAGTGAATTTAGAATTATATCAGATGAATTTGCTACCTATCCAGGAAAGGTTGTTAATTTTGGTGTAGCTTTTGATGTTACAGCTCATAAATATGCTAATAAACAAGATGTAAAATTAAGATGTATAAATACAATAATTAATTACTTTAATATTGATAAAATGAGATTTAGGCAACCTATTTATACAAGTGAATTAATATATCAACTTATGGGAATAGAAGGAGTTAGAGGTGTAAATCGTGTAGAATTAACACAAGGGACTCCACAGTGGACTGGAGCTTCAATTACTTTCCCACCACTTTATAGATATACTATTGAGGCAGATGGTACTGTCAGTCAACCTTATGGTGATAATGGATACGGATATCAATATGATTTTCATAAATTTTATGATGGCACATATTCATCGGATGGAACTATATTACCATCAGTAGAACCAACAGTATTTGAACTTAAAAA